GCCGGTGCCGCCAAAACCGGACTGGAACCCGGACGAGCGCGATTTAGGTCAGAAACGCGCCGCTGCCAGCCTGTCCCGAGCGCAGTTCAAACTTGCACTGCTCGAAGGCGGCTACCTCGATGCCGTCGAAGCCGCCTATCCATCGTGGCCGCGCAATGTCCAGATTATGTGGGATGACAGCAGCACGTTCGAGCGGATGCACCCGGCGCTGATCCAGCTTGCTGACCAGATGGGCTACAGCTCAGAGCAGATGGATGCGATCTTCGGGATCACCGATGCCGGTTAAACGCTGTACCTCCAAGGGCAAGAAGGGCTACCAGTACGGCAGCCAGAAGTGCTATACAGGGCCTGACGCGAAAGCGAAAGCGGCCAAGCAGGGTCGGGCCATCAAAGTGAGTCAGACGAGGAAGTAGCCGTGTTTTCAGGTGCGTCGTTCTCAGCAGCACCGTTTTCCTCGCTTGGCGAGGTTCGCGTACCTGTTTCCAACGACTACCTTCCTGAGTGGTCTGTCACCACGGCTGTCACGCCGCAGGACTACGCGCCTGTGTGGTCTGTCACAGTCGGTGTGACGCCGCAGGACTACGCGCCTGCGTGGTCTGTGCGCCAGTCCGTTGCGGACGACTACACGACCACTTGGACAGTCCAAGGTGTGATCCTAGCTGACTACAGCCCCGAGTGGGCGGTCAGAGTCACTGTTGCTCCACAGGACTACAGCATCGCGTGGTTTGTCACAGTCAGTGTGCCACCACAAGACTACGCAGCTGCGTGGTCTGTGCGCCAGCTTGCTGTCGACGACTACGCGCCTGAGTGGTCTGTGCGCCAGCTTGCTGTCGACGACTACGCACCTGAGTGGTCGGTCACAGTCAGTGTAGCGCCACAGGACTACGCCATTGGGTGGTCTGTGCGGGAGCTTGCAGGACCGCAGGACTTTTCGCCGGTGTGGTCCGTCATCCAGACGATCACATCCGACTATGACCCTGCTTGGTTTGTCACCGTGAATGTGGCGCCACAGGATTTGGACATCGACTGGGCTGTGCGAACGTCTGTGCAGAGACCGCAGTGTTTGGGGTGGCGCGTGCTGATGGGCGATGCGACACAGACCGTGACGCTGACACCTATCGAGCAGCCGACGTTCTGCCAAGGTTGACGCTGTGTAAGTCGTTCTGTTGACTAAGTTTGCGGTGAGGGCTACGCTTGTTTGCGTGGACTGGTTTGTTACTTTAGAGGGAAAGCCCAATGCCTATTACCACGGCTGACATCAAGTTCTTCCTGTCTGGAGGGGCTTCAAACACTGATGGAGACGCTTCCCTCGGTGGCGCGATTTCCACGACTCAGGCGTCGTCCACGGCGAACGAGCTGTTTGACATTGTGACCGGCAACGAAGCCTCGGCTGGGTCCACTGAGTACCGGTGCATCTACATCAAGAACGACAACGCGACGCTGACGCTGTTCTCGGCACTGGTCTTTATCGAGACCAACACCCCATCGACTGACACGACAGTCGAGATCGCTTTGGGGACGTCGTCCATCAACGGCACCGAGCAGACCATCGCCAATGAGACGACTGCACCATCGGGCACATCGTTCTCCACAGCAGCCAACGAGGGCGCTGCGTTGACCATCGGAGACATTCCAGCCGGTGAGCACAAGGCGATCTGGATCAAGCGCATTGTGAGCGCGTCGGCATCGGCGTACGACGCTGACGGCGTGACGATCCGCGTCAAGGGCGACACGGGCGAATAACGGTGGGCTTCAAGCTGAGTGAGGCCATCTCGATTGCTCGGGGCATCCTGCAGGATCGTGACGACGCGCCGTATCGGTACTCAACGGCTGATCTCCTGCAGTACGGCAACGACGCACTGGATCAGATGGTCAGCCTGCGCCCTGAGATTTTCCACACTGAAGGGCGCATCCAGTGTGTCGAAGGTACGATGCAGTCGGTCGACTTCAACGATGCACGCGCCTTGGTCCTTGTGCGGCGCATCAAAGACGGCCCTGCGTTGCTGCCGATTGTTCGATCTGTGTTGGACCTGTTCAACCCGAGTTGGCACACCGACGCGCAAGGCCCAGCCGAGAACTGGATGCTGGTTGAGAACGATCCTGTCCGGTTTCTCGTGTACCCTCCGGCCCCTGCTGGACAAGTGTTGGAGGTGCTGTACGTCCGCAATCCGCAGACGTACACAGCCGACCAAGACACGGTGATTCCTCCGATCTATCTGGACGCCGTTGCCGACTACATCGTGCATCGTGCTGAGATGCGAGATGACGAGCACGTCGTTTCACAGCGAGCGGCACAGTTCTACTCGTCGTTCCAAACCAAAGTGATGGGGGTGCCGCGTGGCTCGCAAATGGAGGAATAACGGGTTCTCGACTTTGGGCGCTGCGCTTGGCTCAGACCCGGTAACGGACACGTCGCTGTCTGTGCAGGTAACACACGGTGACCGGTTCCCGGCGGTGTCGGGCGGCGACTACTTCATGCTGTCCATTCAGGATGCAGCGAATAACATCGAGATCGTCAAAGTCACGTCTCGGGTGCTGGGTGCTGACACCATGACGATTGTCCGGGGGCAGGAGGCCACAGTACCACAGACGTGGAGCATCAACGACATCGTCGAGCTGCGTCTCACAGCCGGTGCGCTTGAGGATTTTGCCACGTTGGGCGAAGACCAAACGTTCACGGGAAACACGACGTTCAATGGCACAACGACGTTCGATAGCGCCGCAACCTTCGATGGCGCTGTGGCGTTCAACAGCACGGTGACAGGTGTTACAGCAGCCCAGACGTCGTACGACAACACTGACAGTGGACTCACTGCAACCGATGTCAAAGATGCGATTGACGAGGTCAAGTCTGAGGTTGACAGTGTGACAGCATCGCTGATTCCCACGGGGGTCATCGTGATGTGGTCTGGATCGACAGGGTCTGTGCCGTCGGGCTGGGCGCTGTGCAACGGCTCCAACGGCACACCGGACCTGCGGGATCGGTTTGTCGTCGGTGCTGGCAATCTGTATGCCGTCGATGCGACAGGCGGCAGCAAAGACGCGGTTGTCGTGTCGCATACCCACAGCTTTTCCGGTTCCACAGGCAGCGCCGGAAGCCACAGCCACTCAGGATCAACAAATACCGCTGGCAGCCACGCACACGGCATCAACGAAGGTGTTGGATCGGGCACGGTGTCCCCCGGTGGCACGTTCGCGTGGGTGGGGTTGCAGTCGCGCTCGACAAACAGTGCTGGCAGCCACAGCCACAGCCTGAGCATCAACAGCGCCGGGGCGCACACCCACTCGGTGTCTGGCACCGTCGGTTCGCAGGGTGTGTCGGGGACAGACCAGAACCTGCCTCCGTACTACGCCCTTGCCTACATCATGAAGCTGTGACGAGGCACACCATGATTGACGAGCGTGTTTCGTACGTCGCAAACAAGCATGGCATTCCAGTCGATCTGGTCAGCGCGATTGTGCAGGTCGAGTCGGGTGGCAACACATGGGCGATGCGGTATGAGCCGCACTACCGGTGGTTGTGGGACGTCGAGCAGAACGCACCGCTGCGCACACTGGTGTCCGGGATGCCCGCACCACGGGGTGTGTCACGGGTTACTGAGCTGCACGGGCAGAAGACCTCGTTTGGGTTGATGCAGGTGATGGGGGCTGTCGCTCGCGAGTTGGGCTTCAAAGGTCCGTTTCTGACCGAGCTGTGCGACCCGGTTTGTGGGCTGGAGTACGGCTGCAAGCACTTGAGGAACTACCACAAAAGGTTTGGTACTTGGGAGCAAGCAGTGGTAGCGTATAACGCAGGTTCCCCCCGCAAGAGGAAGGACGGGAAATGGGTAAACCAAGGCTATTTGGACAAGGTCTTATCCTCGGGCTGGCGGGGCTGACGACCGGCTGTGCGGGGTACACTGAGTACTACGCCGCCATCGACACAGCCAACAGCCGCGCTGTTGAGATTGAGTCTGCTCGCTTTGCGGCACTCGCGCAGCTCGCATCCAGCGAGGATGAGCAGACTCGCATGGCCGCGACCATCGCTCTGGCGCTGTCACCAGCTGCTGACGAGACCATTGTGCAGCCGCAGGTCACGCGTCCTATTTGGCTTGACGTTCTCCAAGTCACCGCTGGACCGCTTGCAAACCTTGGGATTGCAGGCATCCAAGCGTCTGTCTCGAAGCAGCAGATCAGCGCCAACCGAGACGTGAGCATCAGCACCAACGAGTCGTTTGTGGGCCTCGGCACGGCGGGCATTAACGGCGTGGGTGCCGCAGGCGCAGCAGGCGCAGCCGCTGTGCGTGACACCGCCCGGGCGGGTCTTGCGACGATTGAGCGAATCACACTGGAGCCGACGCCGTGATGGAAGGTGAAATCAAAACCGAGCCGGAGTTTTTCGTCCTTGGCGGGCAGTCGTGGGCCGCTTTTAACGATAATCATACGCTTGCGGACATTCTTCGGTACGCTGTGCAGCAGTCGGGCGGTTCTTGTGAAGGGGTGCGGTTGATGTTAGACGCTATTGAGCGGGAGCCGTCGCCATGAGGATCGCGTACGCACCACTAATCGCTTTGTGGCTCACGGGATGCGCATCCATGAGCGCCTATTTGCCGACAGCGATCAGTGTCGGCAAGATACTGTATTGTGAGGCCAAAAATGAAGCCGAGCGGGCCGCGATCCGCGACCGCTATGGCCTGCCTCACGTTGTCTACTGTCCGGAAGACACACGATGATCTACGAGTATCCAGTCGAGCAGATTACTGACCTCGTGACTCGTCCCGGTAGCACGCCGGAGACCCGAGTCGTCAGCGAGCCGTGGACAGTGAAAATCCACCGCATTCAGCGCACGTTTACGATCCCCACTGGATTCGAGTTTGACCTCGACTCTGTCCCCCGGCTGCCCTTGGTGTATCTGTTGTTCAAAGGCAGGAGCGGACTGCGAGCGCCTTGTCTGCATGACTGGCTGTATCGGGTCGATTCTCCTGTTTGCACGCGACTCGAAGCGGATTTGGCGTATTGGGACGCGATGCGGAGCTTTGGCGTACCATTGGTCTGGGCTGCGTTCCATTTTCTTGGTGTGCGGATTGGAGGACGCAGAGCGTGGAGCAAGCGGCAGTGAAGGAACAGTGGCATCTGTCCAAGTCAGTACCGGTTTCGATTCTGCTTGCTTTGGTTCTGCAGGCGGGTGCGTTTGTCTGGACAATCTCGTCCATGCAAGGCAACGTCGACAGGAACACGCAGGACATCAAGCGTGTTGCTGAAGAAGTGAAGACGATTCAGGTATCGTCCTCAGAGCAGGCCCAACAGCTTGCTCGCATCGAAGAGCGGTTACTCGGGGTGCAGACCTCAATAGACCGGTTGATCCGCAACTTGGAAAGTCGATAGGAGTTATGTGATGCAGAACCGTGGATTCAAGCCCTGTGCGGAGTGCCCCGATCCCGCTGCCTGTAAAGCTGCTGGCAAGTGCATGTTGGAGTCCAGCCGTGGTGGTCGTGGTCGTGGTGGCGCTGCCATGAAGAAAGGTGGCATGGCGAAGAAGGCGACTGTCAAGATGAAGTCGGGTGGCATGGCGAAGAAGCCCGCTGCCAAGAAGCCCGCCGCCAAGAAGATGGCGTACGGCGGCATGGCGAAGAAGACCAAGAAGTAATGGCTTCCCGCGTCGACAAGAAGTCGATGCCTTGCAACAAGCCGAGGCGGACACCTTCTCACCCGAAGAAGTCTCACGTCGTGAAGGCGTGCTCCGGGGGGAAGGAGAAGGTGATCCGGTTTGGCGAGCAGGGTGCCAAGACCGCTGGCAAGCCGAAAGCGGGTGAGTCGGATCGCATGAAAAAGAAGCGTGCCAGCTTCAAGGCGCGTCATGCGAAGAACATCAGCAAGGGCAAGATGTCCGCAGCGTACTGGGCGGATAAGGAAAAGTGGTAACCGATGTCGAACATTCGCCTGACTGAGTTTTCTGGACTCCAGCCTCGACGCTCTCAGAGGCTGCTGGCGAATAATGGCGCGACCGTTGCCGCGAACGTGTCTTTGACGTCGGGCGAGATTCGCCCACTGTCTGCCCCCAAGATCGTCTCAGAGCCGACCAAAGGCGTGATGCTGGAGACGATCTATCTGGCGGACACGGTGTGGTTCACTTGGCCGTACGACGTGGACGTTGCCAGAAGTCCACTGCCGGGCGAGCGGCGGTTTGTCTACACTGGCGACGGTGAGCCTCGCATCACGACCGTTGCACTGGCAACGACAGGCCAGAACAACGACTACCCGACGGTGGCACGACCGCTCGGGTTTCCAGCGCCGAAGACGGCTCCGACGGTCACTCCCAGCAACACAGGCACGGGTGTGACGATCTCGCGCATCTACACCTACACGTTTTTTGATGACTGGGGGCAGGAGTCTGCGCCTGCGCCAGTGTCTGCCCTGACGTCTGGCAAGTCCGACGACACATGGGCGCTGTCTGCGATGGACACTGAACCATCGAACGGCGACACCGGCACAGTCTCGGTCACTGGTAGTGTCGGTGAAGAGATCACCACGTTCACAAACGCAGCAAGTGCAGTCCACTGGCTCAGACTCGGAGATCAGGTGTACCTCGGTACGGGGACACCCAACCAACTCGTCACCGTCGCAACGACCCCCAGCGCCACGACGTTTACTGTCGCGGGTGA